CGTACTGTGTCAAAGTAAGAGTGCAGGGAGCGGCACTTCCTGGGTAAGGTTCCCCTACACTAGACGTCCACTGAGCCCGATGGACGCCCGGCCTTGGCCTTGCCCGCGATGGACTGCGCGCGCAGCAGGTCGCCACCCTGGCGACTCGGGAGGGTTGGTTTTTCAGTGGCACGGAGCTCCCTCAACTCGTTCACCACAAGACCTGAAGACCCACTAGCCAGTGGGCACACAACTACACCACCCGGGGAGGAAGGCCAAAACCTCCCGCGTGGTCAGGATCCACGGCAAGGCCGCGCCGCCTGGACGAGCCAAGCCTCACGCTTCCGCCGCCGACTACTGAGGGCTACGCATCGCTCCTACCCACCAGGGGACCTGTACACACCGCTACGCAAGTTTGCCGCCCCAACGCTGCCTGTGAACGCCGTCAACCGTACGCGGAACCCTCCGGGGCTCCGACACAACGCGGCCGCACCGCCTATGTTGTGTCGACTCTCAACCGTTCGCCCCCGGCTAACTGGGGCGGGTGCGTCGGTCTCGCGGGTCGCCGGCGGCGCCAGGAACAGGTATGCGCGGCCCCGTCAAGGGCCTTCAGGTGGTTCGCCCGCACACCCCGAAGGGCCGGTGTACATAGCTCGCCGGGCCGAGTTGGACGACATTTGGCTCCCGGACTCTACTTTGTCGGCTATGACCAAAGGACGGACAGCGGGCGGTTCCCAACCAAACCGGACCAAGCTGCCCTCGAACCTCCTTACGACTAAGGCGCCGAAGCTCCCTGTTCCCATTGCCTCCCCCTTGTTCAGGGGTCCAACCCACGCCCCAGGACTCGCACCCAGGGTGTTGGTGTCACGCGCACGGTCTCCAACTGAGACAACGCTGGTTTGGCGCCGTTGCTCGGCTTCCAGACCCTGGCCAGGTGCCATCTTTCTGGTGTACTAGTCGGGGGGTGATGCCCCGCCGTTCCACACGGGAGATGATCCATAGCCCGCTTCGAACGCTCGTCAGGAGTGGCCGCGATCGTCGACTGGAGAGGTGTGTGGGCCCTTCACAGCCGTTGACGTCACCCGGTTTCCACTACCACCACCGGCCTCGCCCCACAGCGGCTCCGATGGCTTTCCTATGCCTGACAGGCGCGACTCCGGCGAGTTCGGCGCGTCGTCCACACGCCGCCAACCCGCTAAGTGGAGTGTAGCAACCGGTGCAGCTGGGCTTGTTGTGGCCCATTAAGGCTTGCTTTGCCGCTGTCCACCGGTACCGCAACAGGCACGCTACACCGACCTAGAGAGGCCGAGGTCCACCCGTTGCGCCACGTGGTCTATCTCCGGGCCGGCCCTGTCCGCCATCTCAACGATGACGTCCAAGTAACCAGGGTTGGGAAACCCCTCCAGAGAGTCAACCACCTGGCGCTCCAGGCTTAGTTGCTCCTCGACCCCCAGCCCCCAAGCCAGCGCGAAGGACCGCCGAGCCTCCTCCGAGACGCCGCGCGGTGTGGAGTCGAACTCCAGCGCACCCGCGCGCAAGGCATCCAGGAGGTGGCCCTCGAGGTAGTCTTCCGGATTCGGCAAGGGTCTGACGCCACCCAAACGCTCTAGAGCCGCGGCAAAGTACGCCTCTAGAACGGGTACGCCCCGGGCAAGATGGAGTTCAGCCCTGGCCACCGAAGCCGCCAGTCTCAGCCCAAACTTATAATGGTTATAGTGCCGATAACCACTAAAAGCCTGTGACAGGACCTTGAAAGGCGGCCTGACCATGGTGTACTCCACGCCGTTGTAACACGGCCTGCTCTGCCCGAACGTGATCTCCTCCAGAACGGCCACCGGCTTCTCTACAGCCAGCTCCTGTGCCGACACCAGTGCAACAGCGTCCCCAAAACGCTGATGTACCAGGCTAGCCACGCGCCTCTCCACGAAGACCAGGCAGTTGTCGCCGTCGGCCAGAGCGGTCCAGCGAAACGGGCCGAGATCACCCTCCAACAGGGCGAAGGCAGCCAGGCAGCAGCAACCCATAACGACCGTGTTCCCCAACCCGGTGTTAAAGTCGCCACTAGCCCGGCACCCTCGCCTGGAGTACCTGATCCCCCCGGCTGTAACCCCCTCCAGCTTAAGCTGTGACTTAAGCAACCTGTTCAACGTGGGATCGCGTGGAAAAGCCGCCCGGTATACGCTATGTTCCAAGCGCAACTGGTTCTCGGTGACATGAGCTTCG